AGTGGCTCAAGGTCTGACAAAATTCCAGTAATCGTTTGTTCCATGTTTTCACCCTATTTAGATTTTAGTTAAAGGAAACATTAAAGCTTAATTAAAACTATCTTAAAGCATTTACGGGGGTACCCTCAAAAGAATGGAATCTCAGACTTTAAGAAATGGAATGGTTTTAAACCCGCTCAAGAAATATCCAAGGAATAGCCCATGCCCATGTGGATCCGAAAAGAAGTTTAAGAGTTGTCACCTAGATAAAATTCAACTCACCTGCACACCGGATCAAGCGAGAAAACTTGAGCCAATTATCAAAGCAGCCGAAAAGGGTGAAGAGATTACAATCAACTAAAGTAGTTAGGTTTAGTTATGGCGCGACAAAAGAACGATGGCAAAGGAAGAATGGGCGGTAGAGCCAAAGGCACGCTTAATAAACGATCTTGGGATGCGAGGGAGCTTTGTGAAAAATTAGGAGTCGACCCTCTTGAGGTACTTCTAAAATTTGCCAAGAGAGATTGGGAAGGCCTTGGATACCCTTCTGCCGAAAGAATCTCTGGGTTTTCTAAAAATGGTGATCCACTTATTGAGGATGTTGTTACTCCTCAAATCCAGTCCGCCTGTGCAAGGGATGCCGCCAAATATATCTATGCTCAGTTGAAAGCCATCGAGCACTCGGGTCCAGATGGAAAGCCTATGGAAGTTAACACTTCAGCTCTCTCGGCTGATGAAATAGACGCACGCATTAAGAAGCTTATAAGTGAATAATGAGAGAAGTCGATCATATCAGTTTAAGAAGATATCTTAAGTCGGAAAGATCGATTGATGATGTCTTGCAATTATTTGAGATGAGCGCCGATGAAATGTGGGCTGGATCCATTGCCACTGAAGATCAAATATATTTCAATTCTACCTCTGATGTATTCGTTCGAATCGCTGACTCTGTGATCCATGGGAGGGGTATTTTTGCTTCCCGTGACTTGAAAAAGGGTGAGATTTTAGCCCCTGCAAGATTATCAGGAAAAAGAACGCCAGCCGGCAGATATTGCAATCACAGCCCGAAAGAAAATTCAGTAATGGTCATGGTCGGCAATGGGGATGTATATTTAATGGCAACGGCTGATATTGGGAAAGACGAGGAAGTGCTAAATGACTATTGCTTCAATTATTTAAATACAAGGTCTAAACGTTGAACCGAGATGAGAAAATAGAACTCCTTGAGCTGCTTGAAGAAAGAAAGCGCAGGGAATTGGCGGAGAAAATTGACTGCTCCCAAATGTCTCGAGATGAGAGTAATGAATTCTATACCTCAATCAAAGGTAATATTCACGCTGAGAGAAAACTTTGCCGTACTGATTTGTTTTACCTTCTCGCCTGTGGCCTTGATCGAAAAGATGCCAACAGTGATTGGGTTTATGATCGTTGCCGAGAAGTTCAGGCCGCTCCCGATGGCTTCTTAGATCTTTGGGCTAGAGAGCATTATAAACAGAATCTTTTAACCGAGGATATTTTTACCCCCGATGGATGGCGCAAGTTTGGAGATTTAAGAGTCGGGGATTATGTTTTCTCCCCGCAAGGGAAGCCGGTCGAAGTACTAGCAATGACCCCGATTAAGACCGACCCAGAACAATACAGTATTAACTTCAAAACGTTTCAAAACGATATCTCAGAAGAGATCGTCACCGGATCTGAGCATCGATGGAAGGTTAACCGGCGGGTGGTTGAAAATGGGAAAGAAAAATGGGGCTCAGAGATAGTCAACACTAAGAGAATTTTTGAACTCACATCGCAGCAAAAAAGAAACAAAAAGAAAAGATGGCTACGTGTTTTAAAAGCTTCCGCCTTAGAATTCCCGGAGAAGGAATTCCTAGTGGAACCCTACATTCTTGGGGCATGGCTTGGGGATGGCTCATGTGGATCGTCTGTAATAACTAACGGGAATGATGAAATCATATTAAAACTGAAAGGGAAAACCTCCACTAAAGAAACTCTTAGTAATACCAAAAAAACTACCGTTCCCGGTTTAATAACCAAACTAAAGGAGCTTGGATTGGGGGCTGTCAGTAGCTCGACAAAATTTATCCCTGAAAGCTATTTTCTTGGCTCAATTCATCAACGGTTTCACCTTTTAAATGGGTTAATGGACACGGATGGTGGTCTTGACAAAAAAGGCCGTGCCCGCTTTGTTTCTACCTCAGAGGAATTAGCTAGCGGGGTGGAGAGGCTTTTATGGTCTTTAGGATATATCGCTCATAAATATAATTTTACCGCACCGGATAATGGGCCTTCAAAGGATTCTTGGGTTGTTTCATTTAATCCAACAAAAGAGAGTTTTTCCGCCTCTCACCACAAAGAAAAAATTCGAGAAAGGAAGTTTGACCTAGATCACTGGTATATCAAAGACGTGAATCGGGTTAAGAGCAAGCCCGCTAGGTGTATCCAGGTTGAAGGGGGCATGTATCTAATTGGGAGGAATAATATCCCAACCTGTAATTCTACAATCATAACCTTTGCGCTCTCTATTCAGAATATTCTAAAGGATCCTGATAATACTTTGATTGGGATCTTTAGCCATACCCGTCCGATCGCCAAAGCATTCCTTGAGCAAATCAAGAGGGAGCTTGAATCAAACGAATATCTTAAGAAGTTATTCCCTGACATTCTTTACGAGAATCCGAGAGCTGAGGCTACAAAGTGGTCTCTTGATAGTGGAATCATCGTGAAAAGAAAGAGCAATCCCAAAGAGGCAACGGTTGAGGCATGGGGCCTAGTTGATGGGCAGCCTACCTCTAAACACTTCACCGTTTTGGTTTATGATGATGTTGTGACAAGAGAGTCAGTTACGACTTCGGATCAAATTAAGAAGGTAACAGGTGCTTGGGAATTATCACTCAATCTCGGCGCTCAGGGTGGGAAGAAGCGCTATGTAGGAACTCGATACCACTTTAACGATACCTATCAGACCATGATGGACCGGGGCTCAGTGATCCCAAGGATTAAGCCTGCTACCGAGAGCGGAAAGATCGACGGTATACCCGTTTTCCTTAAGGCTGATGATCTTTCTGAGAAGAGAAGAGACATGGGGCCATATACTTTCTCATGTCAAATGCTTCAAGATCCAGTAGCCGATAGGGCTATGAGTTTTAATAAGGATTGGCTTAAATTCTATGATTCCATAGGGGATACGAAGAAGTGGAATAAGTATCTTATAGTGGATCCCGCTTCCTCAAAGAAGTCTACAAGTGATTACACGGTCATGATGGTGATTGGGCTTTCGCCGGATCAAAACTATTACTTGCTTGACGCGATTCGTGATCGGTTGAATCTTACGCAGCGAGCAGCGAAATTGTTTGAAATGCATCGGAATCATAACCCAAGGGGGGTGGGCTATGAGCGGTACGGTTTACAGGCCGATGTTGAGCATATGAAGTATGTAATGGAGCAAAAAAACTACCGATTCAACATTACTGAACTTGGCGGAGCGATGCCCAAAGAGGACCGAATCAAAAAGCTTATTCCAGTGTTTGAGCAGGGGCGGTTTTGGATGCCAAAAAGGCTCTCTTTTATCGATTCTGAGGGGGTACCCCGTGATTTCGTCCAACTATTTATTGATGAGGAATACACCGCATTCCCCGTTTGCGTTCACGATGACATGCTTGATGATACGGCCAGGATATTAGACCCAACTCTCAACGCTGAATTCCCTAGGCAGGTTGAAACAAATCTAAAAACATATGAGCCAATAAGCACCGGATCCTCGGGTTGGATGGGCTAGTGGCCTTTAACTTTTCTAAAGTTATCCTTTAACTATCCTAAAGTTTTCTAATTTCGATTATAAGGATGTGGCAAACAATTCTTATAATTCAGAAGAGAAATCTGATTCCAAGCGCAGTGGAAAAGTCATTGCAGAAGCCCTCGAGCGTTTCAAGTTAACTGAAGAGGCGGAGTCGGATATTCGGCGCAGAGCCCTTGAAGATCTTCAATTTAGATCCGGCGAGCAATGGCCCACTGAAGTTAAAGCATCTCGCTCTCTTGATGGCCGTCCATGCCTTGTTATTAATCGAATTCCTCAATTTATTAATCAGATCACAAACGACCAAAGACAAAATAGGCCAGCCATCAGAGTCCATCCCGTTGATAGTATGGGTGATGTGGGAACTGGAAAAACAATCCAGGGGCTTATCCGGCATATTGAATACAACTCCAATGCTGATGTGGCCTATGACACCGCTTTCGAATCTGCCGTAACTGGGGGCTTTGGATACTTTAGAGTGGTCACTGACTTTGTTGACCCAGAGGGTTTTGATCAAGAGATTTTAATTAAGAGAGTTAGAAACCCATTCTCGGTTTTCTATGATCCCTATGCTTCTGAGCCTGATGGGTCGGACGCTAACTTTGCTTTTATTGTTGATGACTTAAGTGCCGATGAATACAAAATGAAATATCCCGATTCTGCTTTAGCATCAGGAGATATTTGGGAAGCCACTGGAAATACTGCCCCTGATTGGGTGGGGGAAAAGTTCGCGAGAGTGGCGGAGTATTTCTATAAAGAGACAAAGGAAGTTGAGCTCCTTCTTTTATCAGATGGTGCTGTCATTGAGAAAGGCAAGCTCGATGAATACGCCCAAAAGGTTCTAGCAGAGCAAGGCCCGATTGATATCACAATAGTCAAAGAGCGGGTTTCTCAAGTTCCGGTCGTAAAATGGTGCAAGATCAATGGCTGCGAGATCCTTGAAGAGACAACATGGCCCGGGAAGTATATTCCAATCATTCCGGTTTACGGCTCTGAGCTTTACATAGAAGGAAAGAAAACTCTTGAAGGGATCGTTCGAAATGCGATGGATTCCCAGAGGATGTATAATTACTGGGCATCGGCTGAGACTGAGGCTATCGCCCTTGCTCCCCGAACTCCCTTCATTGTGGCAGAGGGCCAAATTGAGGGATACGAGCAGGAGTGGCGAACGGCTAACACTCGGAATCATTCTTACCTTCCTTATAAGCCAACAACTTTAGATGGAAATCCATCTCCGCCTCCTCAAAGGAATTCGTTTGAGCCCGCCGTTCAAGCGATCACGCAAGCAAGGATGCTTGCATCGGAGGATTTGAAATCAACCACTGGGATTTATGATGCCTCTTTAGGTGCTCAATCAAATGAGACAAGCGGGATCGCTATTCAGCGCCGAAACGTTCAGGCCCAGACATCAAACTTTCACTTCATTGATAATCTTACCCGCTCTTTACGCCATGCCGGTCGGGTATTAGTTGATCTCATTCCAAAGATTTACGATACCGAACGCGCCGCTAGAATTATCGGGGATGATGGCGAGCAAAAGATTGTTACGGTCAATGGACCCACTGAAGACAACGGAAAACCTGTCTTATATCAACTTGATGCCGGTAAATATGATGTAACTATCGATGCTGGGCCAAGCTTTGCTTCTAAAAGACAAGAAGCTTCCCAATCAATGCTTGAGCTCTCCAAATCCGCCCCTGCTCTCATGAGTGTTGCTCCCGATCTCATCGTAAAAAATCTTGATTTCCAGGGCGCTCAAGAGCTTGCTGAGAGATTAAAGAAAACCGTACCTCCTGAATTATTAGAAGATAAGGACGGCGGCGGCAAAGGAGAAGTACCTCCTGAGATGCAGGCTCAAATGGAGCAAATGACTAAAATGGTTGAGGGTCTCACTGAGCAACTTAACGATGCTCAGAACAAGATTGATAATAAGACCATCGAGCTTGAATCTAAAGAGCGCATTGAGATGAAAAAGCTTGAGGTTGAGCTTGAGATCCAATCAGCAAAGCTCGATGCGCAAAATTCCCTATCAATCCTAAGCTCTGAGATTAATCAAATTAACGAGCGCATGTCTTACCTAAGACCTGATGAGCAGTTTCAAATGGAGGAGCAAGAGCCTCCCCAAGAGCAAGATTTACAATCTCCGATGGATGGCGGCCAACCCGCTGAACCCATTGGAGTTGAGCAAGAACCTACTGGCGGGGAATCACCAGGTCAATCCATGGAGGAGGAATTCATCCCATGAGTATCGAGATAACCACAACCTCGGGAGCTGAACTTTCAGAGCCAGAGGACCAAGAGAAACCCGCGCCGGCAGTTGAAGAAACTACTGAGCAAAAAGAATCCAAGGAATCGGGATCCGAGGAAAAAGAGGAAGAAGAAGAAGAAAAGTCAGGCGGGGAGTCCGAAGAAAAGGAAGCCAAGTCTGATGATTCAGAGGATGAAAACGAAGAGAAGGAAAAACCCAAGAAAAAGGGTGGATTCCAGAGAAAGATAGATAAACTTACCGCTCGAGTATCGGACCGCGAGAAAGAGCTGGGCTATTGGAAAGACTTGGCGCTCAAAGAGAAAAGCGCTGTGGACGATATCCAAGAGCCTGAGTATTCAGAGACTACTCTAATCAATGAGAGGCCAGATCCAGACGACTTCGAAAATCATAGTGATTATATCGAAGCTTTGACAGATTTTAAGGTTAATCAAATTGAGATAACCCGTAAGGAAAAGGAATTAAAAAGCCAAATCCAAAACGAGCAAGAGAAAATAGTATCTGACTATTCTGAGAGAGTAAAAATCTTTTCTGACAAAACCGAAGACTTTGATGAGGTGCTGGAGAGCACAGACGAAATTTTGATGTCTCCAACAATTCAGCAAGTGATTCTTTCATCCGAAAACGGCCCAGAATTAATTTATGAGCTCTGCAAAGACCGCGAAGAATATGCGAGAATTTGCAAGCTACATCCTATCCAAGCGGCTCAGGCTCTTGGAAGGTTTGAAGCCAAGCTATCTTCTCCCTCCTCAACCGAAACCAAGCATGAAAAAAAACTAACCAAAGCTCCTTCGCCAATTAAGCCGGTTGGGTCTAAAGGGGGTCCGGTGGGTAAATCCATTTATGATCCCAGTTTATCCCAGAAGGAATACGAGGCGATAAGAGCTAAACAGCGTTCAGCATGAGCGCAAAGGAGATAGTAAGTGTCTAACTCACTATTAAATATTTCAATGATCACGAAAGAGTCATTGATGGAGCTGAAAAATCAGCTCTCGTTCGCAGCCGGGGTTAATCGCCAATACGACGATAAATTCTCAAAAGATGGTGCCAAAATTGGAAGCGTCATTAATATCCGCAAACCCGTCCGTTATGAAGTAACTGATGGTCAAGCGCTGAGTTTGCAAAATGTTGCTGACCAATCCGAAGCTTTGACTTTGGATTCTCAGAAGCATGTTGCATTTCAATTCTCAAGCAAAGACTTAGCTTTGTCTGTGGATGAATTCAGAGAGCGATACATTACTCCAGCCATTACGGCTCTTGCCAACAAGATCGACTCTTCTGGCTGTAACTTGTATCAAGATGTTTGGAATAGCGTTGGAACTCCCGCAACTGCTCCGACAACTCTTGAGTTTGCTCTGCAAGCCGGACAAAAGCTTGATGAGAATGGCGCCCCAGTTGATGACAAAAGATGCCTCGTTTTGGCCCCTCGCTCTCAAACTGCTTTCGTAAAATCAGGACTTTCTCTTTTTAATGATGCCAATCAGTTGGCCAGTCAGTATAAAAAGGGACGAATGGGCGAAGCGGCTGGCTTCATGTGGAAAATGGATCAAAATGTTGCAACTCACGTTTCTGGCGATGTTGCGGGAACTCCTTTGATCGATACTACTGTTACGGCTGACGGAACTGCTACTTTGCACCTTGATGGAATCACAGGAACAATCGCTAAGGTTTATTCCAAGGGTGATGTAATTGAGATTGCTGGTGTTTACGCCGTTAATCCTCAGTCAAAGCAGAGCACTGGTAGCCTTAAGCAGTTTGTTGTTACGGCTGATACCGGAACTTCAACTTCTGGTGAAATTGCTTCCCTTCCAATTAGTCCAGCAATCCAATTGAGCGGCCCTTACCAGAACGTAAGTGCTTACCCGATTAATGGTGCTGCGGTTACATTGTTTGGGCATGCAACTAACTATGCGACTAAATCATCCCCTGCAAACATGGCGTTTCACCGCGATGCATTTGCTTTGGGAATGGCTGACCTTGCATTACCGGGCGGAGTAGACATGGCTTCCCGCGCTAGCGACAAAGAATCAGGTCTCTCAATTAGAATAGTTCGGGCATATGACATCAATAATGATGTTTTTCCTTGCCGGATCGATGTTCTATACGGTTGGAAATCTGTTTACCCTGAGCTCGCATGCCGGATCATGGGATAATTTGAAAGGAATATGAAAAATGCAAACTGAAACAACGTCAAATCTAATAGAAGAAGCAAGCAGCCCAGATGGGATTCGTTATGGCCAAGCCGCAACGTCTCTCGTTGGATTCTACGGTGCCGCTCCAGTGGTTCAGCGATCGGCTGCAATCCAAGGTGCGATTACTGATAGTTCCGGTGGGACCGCTAACCTGGACACTGGGGTGGCTGCTTTAACCGGGTCTTATAATAGCGCGATTCTTTCTAATGCTCTTGCAACTGCACTAGCTCAAGTGGAAGAAATCCGGGCATCTCTCGTTGCGATGGGCCTCCTAAAGGGCTCTGCTTAATAATGAAAATATTCGTCGCCATTCCAGTCTATGATGCAAAGCTCCCGGTTCAAGTGGTTAACTGCTTGATACAGGAAACCCTTGCAGCGCAGGTGCTTGGCGACGAGTTGCAATTTGTGTTTCTCCCCTCATGTGGGGTTCCCGCTGCGGGGAGAAACCAACTTGCTGATGATTTTTTAAATTCTAACTGCGACCGCCTCGTATTCCTTGATGCTGATGTCACTTTCCAACTTGGCGCATTACTTAAGATTGCAAGAGCTGAAGAGGATTTGATAGGCGGGGCTTACCGATTCAAAACCAAAGATGTAAACTATCCAGTTTTATGGATTGATAACAAAGAGCTGATGGCAAATGAGAATGGGCTGCTTGAGGTAAGGGCTTTGCCTACTGGATTTATGAGTATTAGCCGCAAGGTATTCGAAGACCTCAAAGAGAAGAAGCCGCGAGCTCATACCCATTTAGGAAGAACGCTAGAATGTTTCTTTCATTACCCGTTCAAAGAGGGACATCTCTTTAGCGAGGACACCGCTTTTTGTGATGATTGGCGCGAAATCGGCGGCCAAGTATTTTTAGATCCTGAACTAGAATTAACTCATTGGGATTTCAATAACCCCTACAAGGGACATATTGGAAATTGGCTAAAAGAAATTAACGGGATTCAACCCGTTTCAGAGGGAGATGAATAATCATGGGTTTTCCAAGATGGCGATACCATTCAAATGAATCAGCGGGAAGAATTGTTAGAAGTGCCGAAGAGGATAAGGCTTTAGGGCCAGGATGGGTTGACTCGCCGTCTGAGATCAAAAGGGTCATAGAAGAGGAAAAGCCTGAGATCAAAAAAGAGGCTGAGGTTAAAGAAGTAAAAGAAGTTAAGGAAATTAAGAAAGCCGCGCCAAAAGCAAAGAAGAAGGCAAAGAAGAAGTCCGTTAAATGACCGGACGCGACTTGATCACCGCTTCTTTGAGGTTAATCGGTGCTGTTGCTCCCGGCGAGAGTGTTCCGGCTGCCGAAGTAACTGATGGGCTTGCCGCCATAAATAGAATGATATCCAGTTGGAGTAATGAAAGATTAATAATATTTGCCATCAGCCGGGAGGAGTTTTCTTTAACTCCCGGGACTCAAACGTACACCATGGGGAGTGGAGCAACTTTCAATACATCTCGACCGCAACGCATTGAGCGAGCATCAATTGAATTGCAAACCACTTCCCCGGTGAGCGAACATTTAATGGCGATCCTCACAGAGGACGAATGGGCGGAGATTGTAGTTAAAGGAACCTCAAGCGAAATCCCGTTAGCTCTTTATCCTGAGGGAACCTATCCAAACGAGACGCTTAACGTATACCCGATTCCAGATACAGCGCATAAAATTGTTTTGTATTCTTGGAAGCCAATTACTGCAATTGCAAGCTTGGCCGCTGAGATTGCTTATCCTCCAGGATATGAAGAGGCTTTGATTTATAATGGATCTGTGAGGCTTGCCCCTGAATATGGAAAATCAATCCCGGTTGAGGTGGCTGCGATAGCTCAAGAGTCAAAGGGCTACATCAAGAGAGTTAATTTTAGACCCGATTATCTAAAAGTAGATAACGCTTTGTTGGGTAATGAGCAGCCATGGGATTGGCGAACGGGCGGCAATCGGTGAGGTTTCCCGGATTCATAGGACCGAGTTATACTCTCCAATCGGTCAATGTTGACGCGCAAAGATGCGTGAACTTATTTCCTGAAATGAATAAATTAGGGACCGGAAAAGAGGGAGAGGTTGGATTCTTGGCTTCTACCCCCGGGCTTCGGGCTCTTTTAACTTTGGATACTTTCCCAGTAAGGGGTCTTTGGAGAGCATCAAACGGCGAATTATACGCGGTTGGCGGAAATATACTTTATAAGATTTCTTCTTTGTGGGTCGCTACAAGCATTGGAACTCTCACAACGACCACCGGGCCAGTATCACTTGCTGACAACGGCCTTCAACTTATAGTGGTGGATGGCACGAATGGCTATAGTTGGATTATGGCGAGCGAAACCTTTGCTCAAATCACCGATGTGGACTTTCTGCCAGCCGATCAAGTCACTTTCTTAGACGGATACTTTATTTTCAATAAGGCGGATTCTCAAACCTTTTTTATCTCAGAATTAAACTCAGTTGATTTTGACGCGCTTGATATTGCCGTTTCAGAAGGAAGCCCGGATAATTTAGTTGGGTTAATTGGGAACAATCAAAACTTGTATCTCTTTGGAACTCAGAGCACTGAGGTTTATTATAATAGTGGAAATGCTGATTTTCCTTTTGAGAGGATTCAAGGGGCGGTCCTATCGGTGGGGTGCGCGGCCAATTTCTCAATCGCAAAGCTTTTAAATACTGTTTATTGGGTTGGTGGAGATGATACCGGCCAAGGAATCATTTATAGGATGCAAGGCTATCAGCCTGAAAGAATAAGCACCTCAGCCATTGAGAGTGTTATTCGTGGATTAAGTGCATCTAATCGGGCTCTAATTAGGGCTTGGACTTATCAGCAAGGGGGCCATGCTTTTTATTGCGTAAATCTCCCCGGAACCGATAGCACATGGGTATTTGATGCTACTACAGGATTCTGGCATGAGAGAGCCTACCGAGCGGCTTTCGGTTTGGAGCGGCATCGGGTTGATTGCCATAGTTTGGGCCATGGTGAAAATGTTGGCGGAGATTATGAAAACGGGAAGCTTTACGCTCTCGATTCTTCGAAATACACTGATGATGGCACTTCCATTGTAAGGCTTCGCACCTCTCCCCATATGTCAAAGGGGCTTCTTAGGCATTTTCACACAAAATTTCAATTAGACATAGAGGTAGGGGTTGGCCTTGATGGCACGGCTCAAGGGACTGACCCAAAGGTGATGCTTCAATGGAGCGATGATGGCGGCCATTCGTGGTCTAATGAGCATTGGCGAGGTATCGGCAAAATAGGTGAAACCCGAACTCGAGTTATTTGGAGGCGGCTTGGATCCTCTCGGGATCGCGTTTACCGAGTAATGATTTCGGATCCGGTTAAGGTCGCTTTGATCGGTGCTGATGTTGAGTTTATCCAGGGGGTAGTCTAGCGATGGCCGTACTTCCTCCCGTACCTTTTAGGCAGCCTCCAATGAATCCAGGGGGTTATTATACTCCTGCATGGGTTGATTGGCTGAATAAAGTTTTCGATCGAGTTGGCGGCCATGAAGCATCAACAAATGCAGAGCTTGACGCAAAATTCCCAGTTACCCCCGCAAACCTTTCTACTCTCTCAATTGGGACATTTGTAGGTGATACTAGGATGCTCCATACTTTTAATGGTACTCTTTCTATTCCTCGGGGATATTTGAAGCTTGACGGCAGCCAAGTAAATGAAGCCAATTACAACGCAACTCATGGCGCCGGAACCTATGTAACTGATGCGGTTTCATCAAGCTCAATTTTAAATAAATACCTTCCCGCTATGAATGGGATTTATCCAGTAGGCGCAAACTCCACTTCTGAGGATGGGGCAACGGCAATTTCTACGGTTGGAAACACCGATCATGAGATTGATTTGGAGCATACCCATACTATTGGGGATCATGGCCATCAATGGCATAAATCAAACGGCGCGGCTGCAATTTCAGAGAGTTATAACTCATCGGGTGGGGAGATAACGCTTGCGACATATGATGGAACTCACGCTTCTCAAATAGAGGCAAATTCGGGCAGCAACGGCCTCAGAGATGATTTTTACACCTCAAAAGAATCACTCTCTCCTGCCAATGCCCTAACCCCCGCCACTGATGCTCAACCGGAATCGGTCGAATTTGTGTTTATAATGAGAGTAATATGATTGAA